TGAGGATGATCTATAAATGAACTATATTTGCATCAAGGGTGTTGTTACCTCGAACGGCCCGAAGGCTGTCGGTGACATTGTTGGCCCACTGCCTCCGTTTGAGGCCCACATTCTGATGAGCCAGGGTAAGATTGCGCCTTATGAAGAGCGCGAGGAAATCGTGGCTGCTGAAGCCCCGGCCTTTGAGCATCGTGATCCCAAGCCGCGTGGTCGCCCGCGTAAGGATCGCTGATGGCTATCGAGTCCGCTGACGACCTAGCTGTATTCTTCGGGATCGACGATTTCGGGGATGCGGCCACCTATACTCCGTTGGCTGGCTCACCAAAGACCGTGAATGGTATCTTTGACGAACCGCAGGCCAGCCGCACTGTTACTGACATGATGGATGTGACGATTCCGGCCCCGCAGTTCGTGTGCCGCACCTCCGACATGCCGTCTGCCGCTGAAGGCGATACCATCGTGATCCGCGCTGTGACCTACACTGTGCGCGTAGTCATGACTGACGGCACTGGCGTCACCACGCTGATGTTGGAGCGCCCATGAGCCATGTTCGTCAACAGATCAGGGATTATGTGGCGGTACTCGTCACGGGATACCTTCATGACCGCACGGGCACTGCCATTTTTGACCGTAGCGGCGAAAATATCCAGCCGAGGAACGACAATCTACCGGCAGGCTCAGTCTATAAGATGCGCCGCTATGCGCTGGATGATGCAAAGCTCCCCGCCATCTGTGTCTATACTGGCGACGAGAGCAGTGGCATGGCCACTATTGGCACCCGCACATTGCGGCGAGTCATGAATGTGGTAATTGAGGCATATTGCAAGGGCGCGTCTACTTCAGTGCAGGATACCATCGACACCATGTGTGTTGGGATTGAGGAGGCAATCGCGGGGTCTTTTGATCTTGGCGGCTTGGCCAAGTCTACGGTTCTGACGGGCACCGAGGTGGACATCAACGTCCAGGGTGAGAAGTCCATTGCCTCGGCTAAGCTGGTTTATGCGGTGGAATACTATACCTCAATTAGCGATGTGGGGACTGCGCGATGAAGATGATTCGTGTCTACCGTGAGAATGACAGCATTCTTGCGTGTGCCGACAAAGTGGAGTATTATGCCTCGATAGGCTGGACCGACAAGGCTCCGGTCAAAAAGGTCAAGGCTCAGGCCCCCAAAGGAGATAATTGATGGCGACCCATACTGGCAGCGAGGGCACCGTCCGCGTGGGTGCCAACACCATTGCGGAAATCCGGTCGTATTCGGTCGAGGAAACCTCGGATACGGCTGAAGATACCTCGATGGGTGACAGCTATCGCACCTTCAAGACTACGCTGAAAGCTTGGACCGGAACTGTCGATGTGTTCTGGGACGAAACCGACACCAACGGCCAGGTTGCCCTTACTGTCGGCTCTGAAGTGACCGTCAACTTCTATCCTGAAGGGGCGAGCGCGGGTCAGTCAGAGCGTTACTACACCGGATCGGCCATCGTGACCGGCAAGACCGTGAGCGCCAGCTTCGACGGCATGGTCGAGTCGACCATCACCTTGCAGGGTACTGGTGCCCTGTCGTTCTCCACTCTCGCATAACGGAAAAGCGATATGGCCACTCATACTGGTAGCGAAGGCACTGTCCGGGTTGGGGCGACCAACAGCATTCTTGAGATTCGCTCGTACTCAATTGAAGAAACGTCGGACACCGCCGAAGACACTTCGATGGGTGACAGCTATCGCACCTTTAAGACTACTCTGAAGGCATGGAGCGGCACGGTTGACGTTTTCTGGGATGAAACCGACACTACTGGTCAGGGCGCTCTGACTGTCGGCAGTGAAGTGGCGATCCGCTTTATGCCTGAGGGCACTGATGGCGGAGACACCTACCTGACCGGCAACGCCATTGTCACCGGGAAAACCGTTTCGGCCAGCTTTGACGGTATGGTTGAATCGACTATCACTTTGCAGGGGACCGGATCGCTGACTACCGCAACGGTCTAATAGGAGAATAGTATGAGTATTGCTAAGCGTATTGCCGAGCGCACCTCGGTCAAGCAGCATATCGAAGTGGCAGAATGGGGTGAAGACGGTAAGCCTGAGATTGTTTATTTCGGCCCGCTGCTGGCTGGCGAACTGAATCGCATCCAGCGTAAGCATCCCAACTTCCTTCAATCGGCCTCCTTTGAAGCGATGGTCGATCTGATTATCCTCAAGGCCGAGAACGGCCAGGGCGAAAAGCTGTTCACGCTGGAAGACAAGCCCATCCTGATGCGCGAAGAGGTTAACGTCATCTCGCGCGTGGCTGCCGAACTGATGTCTGGCCCCAGCGTTGAGGAAGCGGAAAAAAACTAAAAAGCGATCCGCTGAGGTACAACCTCCTCACCTTAGCGGATCGTCTCGGCAAAACCATCGCAGAGATTGAGGAAATCTCTATTGATGAATTCAATGAATGGTGTGCCTACTTCAAACTTGAAAACGAACGCAATGAGCGAAGAAACAAAAAAGTGTTGTAGGTGTGGGCTTTACTTGGCACCAGAGCATTACAGCAAATGCTCTGCCAGGGGGGATGGTCTTCAAAATTACTGCAAGATTTGCAGTAAGGTTAAGGTGGCTGAATGGCAAAAGGCCAACGCATCGAAATATAAAAATCTTTTGAGAGATTGGCGAGCAAATAATATAGAAAAAGTTAGAATTGCCAGCAATCTTAGGTCTGCGCGATGGCGCTCGCGGAACTTAGAATATTCTGCGGTCAAAAATGCAGTCAGGAGGCTTAGGGAAAGGCGCAATTCTTTTCCATTAACCGCAAAGCAAAAGCTGGAAATTAGGGAGATTTACAAGGCGGCAAAATGGATCAGCAAGGTGACCGGAATACCTTATCATGTGGACCACATTCACCCGTTAGCTGGTGAGAACTTTTCCGGGCTGCATGTGCCTTGGAATCTTCAGATCATTACGGCTGAAGAAAATCGTAGAAAGGGCAATAGTGGGCCAGCGGTTGCCAGTTACTTGCCGACCGTGCTATAGTGCCGCTCGACACCGAAAGGCAGCAGCGTGGCCCAAAACGACCTTAACGTAAACATCCTAGCGAATGTCAAGGGTGCGGAGCAGATCGCTACGCTCATCAATCGGGTCGGTGCGCTTGAAAAGGAGATGAACAGTCTCCAGCGCGCGAATGCTGGGGTAGCTGCGTCCACCGACGCCGTGATCCGCAATGGCGTTCGTTATAACAATATGTTGGACGCACAAAGCAAGGAGTTGCGACAGGCGAGGCAAGGTACCCAGCAATTGGGTATGCAATTCAACGATTTCTTTACTTCTGTGTCAAGCGGAACCAGCGTTCAGCAGGCATTTGCGCAGCAGCTAGGCCAAGTTGGCTATGCGATGTCGATGATGCAAGGTACCGCCGGGAAGGTGGGCGAGTTTCTAGCTGGACCCTGGGGCGGCTTGATTACTTTGGCGAGTCTAGCTCTTATCCCATTGATTCAGGGTCTTTTCGGAGTCTCTGAGGAAACTAAGAAGGCTGAAAAAGCGGCAAAAGATATGGATGCCGCAATAGAATCGCGCGTTAATTCCGAGGACAGCCTTCGTCTAGCATTGGCAAAAACCTCCGGAGAATATCGTAAGATTCGGATGGAAATGCAGGCCAATGCGCTGGTCGCAGTAAACACTGCTAGGGTGGAGCTTGAGGCTCGCCTAAAAGTTCTTACGGGTCTGATGCAGCAGCAGGCTGCTATGGAAAAGGAGGTCCGCCAAGCGGGGGGTGCCCGCGCCCAAGCCGAAATGGGCACCGGGCAATTTCTGCAAAGGTTTCAGAATGCTAACGCGACCGCTGAAGCTATAACCAATGTAAAGGCTCAGATCACGCAGCTTGAAGGATTGACTTCAAAGCTTAATGCAGCGACCGTTAATGTTATTCAGGCAAGCAAAGGCGAAGGCAAAAAGGGCGGAGCGTCTGATAGGAAGAGGGCCGTATCGGAAACCGACAAGTTGCGGGCTGCACAAAAGGCCATCATTGACCAGTTTGAAAAAGGCAAGTTGGCTCCTGCCGAGTTTGAAAAGCAGCTTAAGGCTGTCACTGAGGCGCACCGCGAAGCTATCAACCCGGCTGATGAGTACCTGAAGAAGTTTCAGGAGCAGGACCAGGCGCTCAAGGCGTTTATGACTACAGCTGAATCCTTGGTCCAAAAGCAGTTGCCAGATTGGGAGCAGAAGCTCAACAATCTGAATGAGCAATATGCCAAGATCGTGGGGACCACTCGGCAGACTGAAGAAGCGACACTGGCTTACGGTGCTGCCATCCAGGCGGTGCTGCTCGGCCCAATTGACGCTCAGATTGCTAAATATGACGAGATGATCGCCAAGGCTAATGGCGTGAGCGAGAGTTTCGCAGCGACCTCTGCCGCGATTGTGCAACGTGCAATGGCTGAGGGCGCATCTCTTGAGGAGATCAATGCCAGGCTTACTGTCCTTCAGCAAAAGATGGGCGAGTTCAAAATTGCAGAGCGCAATGCGGAAATCCGCAAGTCCTTTGAGAGCATCGGGATGTCTGTCAACGACGCCTTTAAGGGAATGCTGACCGGAGCCATGTCGTGGAAGGACGGCATGAAGGGTATCATTAACGCCGTCATCAATGAACTGTGGCGCTTGTTTGTAGTGCAGCAGATCGTCGGCATGGTATCCAATGCGATCGGCGGGGCGTTTGGGTTTGGTGGGGGTGGTATGCCCAGCATTGCCGGTGCTGCCGCCAATGTTAGCAGCCAACTCGGCTCCAACAGCTTCTTTGGTCCATCCCAGTTCGCCAACGGCACCGTCAACGCCCCCGGTGGTATGGCATGGGTCGGCGAGCGCGGGCCAGAACTGGTTAATCTACCGCGTGGTAGCCAAGTCATTCCGGCCCACCGCGCTCAGAGCATGGGCGGCGGCGGTGTCACCATCAACGTAGACGCTCGCGGCAGTGCGGATCCGGCTGCGGTGCGCGCCCAGGTCCAGCAGGGCATCATTGAGGCTGCGCCCTCAATCATTGCCGCTGCCGAAGCCCGCACGGTTCAGGGGCTGCGTAGGCCGCGTCTCGGAGGGGCAATCAAGTGACGACCATTACCTTCCCATCCAGCCCTAAGCCGCAAACGCTGGCGTGGAAGCTGGTTCAGCCCGCGCAGAGCAATATCTCGTCGTGGACCGGCAAGCGCCAAGTCATTGCCTCTAGCCGTGGCTGGTGGGAATGCGAACTGACCCTGCCGCCGATTGTCGGGACGAGCAATGCCAATGCGTGGCGTTCGTTCCTGGCGAAGACGCAGGGGTCGGCCAACGACTTTCAGGTGCCGGTGGATCCCACCGCGCAATCGTCAGCCTCGGCATCCCCGAAGGTCAATGGCGCTGGGCAAACCGGGCGTAGCATAGCAACGGACGGCTGGCCGATCTCGACCACGGTGTTGCAGGCTGGTCAGTACATCACCATCGCCAATCAGCTTTTGCAGCTAACGGCGGACATTACGTCCAATGGTTCCGGGCAAGCTACTATCTCGTTTGAGCCGCCGATCCGAGTTCCGACCTCGGACAATGCCGACATTGAGTTCAAGAACCCTTATTGCCTGATGTACCTGATCGAAAAACCGGCCATGTCGGTTGAGCCGGGCTATGTTTATAGCCTGAGCCTTAGCCTACGGGAATCGTTCTAATGGTAGATCCGACTACCCAGGCGGCGCTTGAAGCGCCGGTCGTCTATTGGCGCGCCCTGATTTACGCCGACATTGACGGCGATCCGCTCCGCGCCACTAGTGGCCTGTATGATAAGACCATTGCGGCATCTGGCGATAGCGAGCTGGACGGCACCTACGAATCCTACAGCCACCAGGTCATTGAGGTTGGGTCGGTCAAGCATAACGAAACCGGCTCCGACACGGTTGCCGTTTCAATGCACGGCCTTCTGGTCAACATTGACCCGATCTTGGAGCGGGACGGGGACACGATCTATACGAGGGACACCGAGACGGTGCTCGTCCGCACCTCTGACTTCTTGAATACGATTGGCGACAAGACCCGCTGGCAGGGCCGGGCGGCGCGCCTCTGGTTCTACTGCGTGGATGAAAACGAAACCCAGGTCGGGTCAATCATTCCGTACTATACCGGCTACATGAACGATATTGTCGTTGCAGGCTCACCGGAGGCTCAGCGGGTTACACTGACGATTGAGAACTATCTTGCCTCGCTCTCTGGCGCACCCAGCAAGACCTACATGATGCAGAACATCTTTGACAGCGGCGATCTTAGCGCCAATGCTACACTGGGCGCTGCCAACGGGGTCGGCGGGGCTGGCTCCACTGGCTATGGTGGGTCCGGCGGCGGCGGTGGGAACGTGGGCGGCAACCCCGATGTGAGGCTGGTATGAGGTTGTCTAACTGGGAAGAGCGATTGGCAGAATATGTCGCTTATAAACGACATGAGCCGTTTGTTTATGGTGTGAATGATTGCGCCCATTTTGTCGCTGGGGCTGTTGAGGCTATAACCGGCGAATACCCCATGCCGGAACTTCGTGGAAAGTATGACAGCGAGTTTGGTAGCCTGCGGGCGGCGATGGAGATCGGCAATGGCTCTCTTGAGGCAACCGTGGACGCCAAGTTTCCGATTATTGGCATTGGCCACGCTCAAAGGGGCGACATTGCTTTCTTTGACGGCTCTATTGGTGTAGTAATGGGGTCGTTCGCGTGGTTCGTCTCCGACGATGGATTGGAGAGGGTGCCGCGCTCGATGTGGGACAAGGCATGGAGCGTCGGGCGTGGGTAAGGTTCTGAAAATTATTGCGGGCATTGCCCTGATTGCATTGGCTGGTCCTATTGGCGTCGGCGCTGCGTTTGCAGGCATTGGCGCGGCTGGGACTATCTCAACACTTCTGATTGCAGTTGGGGCCACACTTGCGCTGACAGGCGCAATGTCCTTTATGATGCCATCAATTCCCAAGTCTCAACTTTCCCGCCTCAATGTCACGCTGGAAACAACTACGCCGCGCAAGGCCGTGTTCGGCACCACGGCGATGAATTTGGACCTTCGCTATCATGAGGCGAGCGGCACCAATCAGGAATACATCGACTACATCATCGCGGTGGCCGCTCACAAAGTGAAGTCCATTGATGAGATCTGGTTTGAAGAAAAGCAGGCCTGGACGGCTGGCGGTGGTGTAACTGGCACCTACTCCGGCTATTTGACTGTGGCAGTCCGCACTGAGGGCACGGCTGGCAACACCATTGCGATCAATGGTGGCTCGAAGTGGGGATCATCCACTCGCCTAACCGGCTGTGCTTATGTCCACATTCGCATCAAGCGCACTGGGGCAACTTCAAAGACCGAAAGCCCGCTGGTCAATGGCATGCCTAGCCGCGTCACGATCATTGGTGACGGCGCGATGCTCTATGACCCGCGCCTTGATAGCACTGTCCCAGGCGGCTCTGGCGCGCATCGGGCAGACGATCAGGACACTTGGGGCAGTTATACGGCTGCTGACGATACCGATAACCCGGCGCTGCAACTGCTGTGGTGGCTGCTGGGCTGGAAGATCAATGACCGCCTATCGGTTGGCTGTGGTGTGCCGCCTGAGCGGATTGATCTGGAATCCTTCATCACTGCGGCCAACATCTGCGATGAGACTGTGATCCTTGCCACTGGCGGGACGCAGAAGCGTTACCGGACCTCTGGCACGGCCTCCGATGCCGACGACCGCATGGGCATTATTAATACCTTCCTTGCCTGCATGAACGGGACGCTGCGGGACAGCAACGGCAAGCTCAGCCTTGAGGTCATCAAGAACGATCTGGCCGATTATGTGCTTGATTTCGACGACAACGACGTTCTGGGTGATTTTGAATGGAACCAGACACGCGGCCTGACAGACACCTATAACAAGGCGCGCGGGCAGTTTGTGGATCCGTCCACCAACAGCCTTTATCAGCTTGTCGATTATCCCGAAGTCGGCTTTGCCAGCCCGGATGGCATCGAGCGTGTCATGACGCTGGATCTGCCCTACGTCGAGGATGGTCGCCGGGCGCAGCGTATCGCCAAGCAGGCATTGCAGCGCAATCAGTATCGCGGCCTGTTCTCGGCGGTGTTTACGGCCAAGGCACAGGGCTGCGTGGTCGGCGATGTGGTTCGCCTGACCTTCCCGGCACTGGGCTGGTCGAACAAGCTGTTCCGGGTCGTGAGTCAAGAGGTCCGCTTCGACGGCCAGGTGCCGCTGTCGCTGATCGAGGAAAGCCCTGAGATCTACAAGTGGGATGCCGAAGATAGCGCCCCTGTGACGCCGACGGCTCCGACCATCTATAATCCGCTAAACAACCCGTTCATTCTGGGCCAGGTCGAGGCGCTCGATGCGGCTGAAGCGGCGGCTATCCTTGCGGGCGATGCGCAGGCCACGGCTGACGGCAAGGTGCAATCGTTCTATCAGGCGTCCGCCCCGACCGCTGAAGGCGTCGGCGACCTCTGGTTCGACACCGACGACGGCAACAAGCAATACCGCTGGTCGGGCACGGTTTGGGAACTGGTGCAGGATCAGGAGATCGGCGAGGCACTTACTGCTGCGGCTGGGGCGCAGGCTACTGCGGACGGCAAGGTTACGACCTTCATCTCCGAGACCTCGCCCACCGCCGAGGGCGAAGGCGATCTGTGGTTCAAGGCATCGACCGGCGAACTGCGCCGCTGGAACGGGGCAAGCTGGAGCAGCGCGCTGGTTGACCTGACAAGCGCAGCCGTTCCGCGTCATGAGCCGTCCGATGTCACCACGACGTTTACGGCCAACTATCAGGGTACCCTTGACGGTGGCCAGTTGCCGCGCATTGTCCAGTTCAAGCGGTTCCGTGGCAGCACCGATGTGTCCGGCTCGGCCACTTGGAGCATTGTCAGCCAGACCGGCATCACTGGCGGCACTGTGACCGTCTCGGATGGCTATGTGACCATCCCGACGGGATCCACAGTTGCGCCGACCGCCGAGATTAGCGTCAAGTCGGTCCATGAGACCTTTGAGATCATCAGTAAGGTCAATGTGATCCGCCAGGATGCTGCTCCGCCAAATACTGGTGGTGGCTCCGGCTCCGGCACGACCGTGAACGACAGCACGTTCAATGGCGTGTCTGGTACGACCCTGACGGCCATCTCGGACCTCATGACAGTTAAGACCGGCAGCGCGGGCACCCTGACCTTCTCGGCTCCGCTGTCGATCTATGCCGACGCCCAAAGCCCTGACGGCGACTACGGTGCCATTGGTCGCTGGAAGTACCGCACTGTCGGCGGCAGCTTCAACGACGCTGGCACCCAGGCTGATGACACTAGCCCGGTTAGCGTGGTTGACGAAGGTGGCGGCTTCTACTTCTCGTATGCTGGCTATATCAGCATTTCCGCGACTGTGACCGGGCTTAGCGCCAATACGGACTACGAGGTCCAGTTGTACGCCGCGCGTGACAGCGCCAGCCCATCAAAAACGATCAACTTTGGCGGAACCGCTTCCGTCACCGGCTCTTAAGTGATATAGGAGGTGTTATGGCCTACATCTACGACCTGACCGATACTTGGAATGCTGGGGGCACGACCTTCTACGGCATCAAGATGAACGTAACCAATACCGCCTCTGCGGCTGGGTCAAAGCTGCTTAGCCTCCAGGTCGCAGGGTCTGAAGTGTTTGGCGTTACGCCTAGCGGCAACGTCGGGATTGGTACGGCTACGCCGAGTGCGAAGCTGAGTGTTGTAGGTACGGCTAAGATTGGTGAAGGCGCAGCTTCCAACTCCGCGAAGCTGATGGTCAATACCGTGTCTGGCGCGGCAGCGGGTATCCAGCTCTTCCAAGACGGTAACGAGAGTTGGGTTATTGAGAACCCCGCGTCCACTACTGCGCTGACCTTTGCCAACAGCGGCACCGAGCGCATGCGGATTGCCGCCAATGGCTATGTCGGGATCGGGACGAATGCGCCGGATAGCAAATTGCACGTTGCTGGAACGGGCGGCGAAGGCTTTGTAACCGTTAGCGATAATACGCAGGCGACGATCCGCCTCTCCATGTCTGGCGGTGCGCAGTCTGACTTCACCATGACAGACTTGGCTACTATTCTGCGGACCAACGCTGGGCAACCACTTCTTTTTAGCACCAACGCTACCGAACGCATGCGTATCGACACCAGCGGCAACGTCGGGATTGGGACGACTGCGCCTGCAACTAAGTTTGTCGTTAGCAATAGCGGCGCGGCGGGTATTGAGTTCGACCCCGCAACAGGCATCATCCAGACCTACAACCGCGCCACTACTGCCTACACCGACTTGGTTACGTCTGGTCTGCAACAGCGGTTTTTCAGCGGCTCGTCTCCGGCTGAGCGTATGCGCATCGACAGCAGCGGTAATGTCGGGATTGGGACGACTGCGCCCGCCTACAAGCTGGATGTGTCGGCAACTGGCAATATCTCCGGTCGCGTAAAGACCAGCGGTGCCCTCAACGCATTCTACATGGAAGATGCGGGCACTACGGCAGGCGCGCTTTACATCGGCTCCGTGGGCAATGACTGGCGAGTTGTTACTGGGTCAAACGAACGCATGCGCATCGACGCCAGCGGCAACGTACAAGTCGGTACTGGGGCTATCGCGACGACGGCGACTGATGGTTTCCTATATATCCCGACTTGTGCCGGTACGCCGACCGGCACGCCGACTGCGAAAACTGGCCTTGCGCCGATGGTCGTCGATAGCACCAACAACAAGCTCTACGTCTACGTGGGCGGCGCTTGGCAGGCAATGAACTAAGGAGAAGTACCAATGACCATCACCAACACTTGGGCTGTCCAGCAGATGGACTGCTACCCTGAATATGAAGGCCAGACCGATGTGGTCTTCACCGTCCACTGGACCCTGAACGGCACTGACGGCACCTACAACGGCTCGGTCTATGGCTCGGTCGGCGTGACGCTCGACGAGGGCAGCGCCTTCACCCCCTATGCAGACCTCACCGAAGCGCAGGTTATCGGGTGGGTACAGGGCGCTCTTGGCGAAGAGCAGGTTGCGGCTTATGAAGCTAATGTGGCCCAGCAGATCGCCGATCAGGCTAATCCACCCGTGGTCAACCCGCCGCCCCCCTGGGCGTAAGGTTAGTGGCGGTGTCAATTATTTCGCTTGACACCACCATTCTGGCATCTATCACTACCATTGTTGCTGTATTGGTGGTATCATGAGAGACGACGACATCTGGGCAACCATCCCTGAAGGAGTCAAGCATCTTCTGGATGCGCTTTCCGTTGGGACGATGCTGGGGACGTTGTTTCAGATGCTTCCTAATATCGCGGCAATCCTAACCATTATCTGGACGGTGATTCGGATTCTTGAGACTGATACCGTGCAGCGGTTACTTGGGAGGTCTAATGCCAGCGAAACCATTGACAGAGGATCAACTCCTCGAAGCGATTAGAGTTGTAAACGAATACGGTAGTGTCGCTGAAGCTGCCCGTCGTCTTAATATCGCTCGACCCACGCTCCAACATCGTTATGCTGCGGCCAAGAGCCGTAGCGATCTCCGCACTGAGGTAGACGAGCGCGCACCGGAAGGCCATTTGGTCAAGGGCGTGTCTACCCTGTACGACGCTGATGGCGTCATGAAGGCCCAGTGGGTCAAGACTAATGTTGACCGCGAGAAGCAGCTAGAGGCGCTCAAGGAAGTCATTGACGCGCTCAAGGCTGATTTGCCTAGAGGTGAGCCTGTCTCAGCCCCGACGCAA